TATTAGAGTAATCATGGCTTACAGAGTAACAAGTACCAACCATTGTTTGTTTATCTACATAATTTAAATTAGAATCTACAATAACAGTACGACTATTACCTCCATCCATTATCCATAAATGGTTATTATCTTCATCATATCCTAAAGCAGCTTTAGGTGTACCGCCTGTTAATGGAGTTGTAGCATCAGTAAATAAAAATCTTAAATCCGACATTATGGTTGTTACTAGCATACCTCCTAAATCACCACACGTACCTATTAATTTATTACCTGTAGGATATTGAGGAGCAATATTATAAGTCTTAACTTGTTGATTAGTTCCTGCTGTTACTACTGCAAGAACATGAGTAGTATTATTAATAGCAAATGTAACTTTATTTAAAGGAAAGTCTGAAATAAGTAAAGGTACTATTGTTAATACTCCTGTAACTGCGTCAATTTCTGTATGCAGAAATCCTTTAGGTGAATATAAATCTGATAACATCCATACTGTATTCCATTGTTTATTATATCTTATCTCACAAGCACCAGTAAGTCCTGGAGTACTTCCTAAAAATTCTCCTGTAGTTGCATCATAAGCATCTATTTTATTTAATGCTCCAATAGCTATAAATAATTTACTATTACTACAACAAATACCTGTTATAACATCAGTTGATTTAGCTATTGCCCACGGATAAGTTCTACCACCTGCCAAATTAAAACTAGATACACTTGTAGGGTCACTAAAACTAACTTCTTCTTTAGTTATATTATCAATAGCCATTACAAAACATTCTCCTTCTGCTGTAATAGCTAAAAAAGTATTTGTATCATTACTATCAGAATAAAGTACATTTCCGTTAGTGTCATTAAAATTAGAACCAGAAGCAGGAAACTTTAATATATTATATTTTTTATGTATATCATCAGTAACATCTACATATTCTGCAACTTTACCACTTCCTTCATCATAACCTCTACCAATAATCATATGGTCACCTACTTTAGTAAAACAAGAAGGTAAACTATATGCGTGTATTACCGTAGAACCTGCATTTAAAGTACTATTGTTATAAAGTTTTCTCCATGAAGGTACAATATTATGAGTTACTACTACAAATTCATAATCTGAATATACTCCATCAGCTGTAGTAAAATCATTTTTTGTAAAATCCCAAGAAATATCATGAATACCTGCGGCTTTCTCCTCAAAAATAGGAATAAATTTAATTACTCTTTTATGTGGTGCAGGGTCAGATTTAATAACAACATTAACACCAGCTACATATGAAGGTGTAGATAGTTTATATTGACCTATTAATCCGACTGACCCATTTAAAATAAGTTTATAAGGACTTCTCATAGTATAATATTAAGCTAATCTTCCATTTAAAATAATAACTTTTTCTGAATTTACTTGAGCAATTATAATACTTACTGCTGACCATTCACTTTCAGTAGCTACAAGTCCATCAGGTTCATGTATATCTGCACTACTTACTAAAGTTTTAATTCCAGCACCTACTTGGATAATTCCAAAATTATCTCCTGCTACCATATCTGTAGTATCTATAGTAACATTATAATCACTTTCCCCTTGACACAAGAAAATCTTACCTTTATCTCTAGCATAAATAGTAAATGCTTCAGTTTTAGTTTCTATAATTAGATTACTTCTAAATATAAAATCTATTAGTTCACTGAATATTGTTATAAATTGTACTTTTGTTATATAAGTACCCGAAGTTTTTATTACGTTTTGTACAAACTTCAAAAATTCTGTTTTTGTTGCGATAGGTGCGCTCATTGTTAATCTATTATTTGATTTATTAATTCTTCCAAATGGTATCCTTTACAGTACAGACAATCGTTCAATTCATTAAAATTAAACCTTTCTTTAATATCTTCTATATCTGCGTTTGCTATAGTAGTATATTCATGCGAGATTATACTTAAATACCCTATTACCCCATAGTAAATAGTAAGGTCTAAAGCTATATTAGAGTTACCCTCTAAAGCTTCTTTATTAATATGGTTATTAACTATAGTAAAAATCTCTGTCCGCTTATCAGCAAACAGAGTATTTTCAATAGTATTAAAAGCTGTTATATTACTTACAACCACAATTACATTTTTTACAATATTTCTCCAAGTTAGTTGTTATTTTACTTAGTTGTACTAAATCAGCTATTTTTTCACTATCTAAAGTAACAAAAGGACTATCAAAGTTCTCATATTTCTTTAATATTGAAAAATATACTTGAAGTAACATATTAAAATTACTTAAATTAAGTTTATTTTTAGTACTACATTCATCACAACATTTATTAACTTCATTACATACGGCAGTTTTAAATAAATCTATATAACAATCTTCTAAAGAACAGAATATAGTTTTAACAAAAACATCGTCATCTTGTCCATCTTGACTAACTGTTATTTTATATAGTCCATCAGCAAGTGATATACTATAATCATCATAATTAGTTACTTGGTCAGGTGGAGTTCCTACAACAACATATCCATCTAAATCTCCTGTTTCTACTTCTTCATATACTAAAGTAGTTGGATTTAGTTTAGATATAACATAACTAACACTACTTAGAGTAGTGTTAGTTATTGTTATAGAATTACAACTAGTTTTTACAACCGTTGAAAGTGCCATATATAATTATATTAATTAGCTTTCTATTCCGTTAAATTCAGATTGCTCTTGTAGCATAGCTTTAAGCATAATTGCTTCAAAAGTAGATTGCTGTGTTGCTCCATCAGGCATAGCTACAATTAAATTCTGTATTGTAGATTCTACTGATTTAATTGGACCGCTCTTACGTCTAGACCAAGTAAATGAGTATATGTCATAAGTACCCGCAGGGTCAGTTACAGGAGTATATTTCCAATACTTTTGTGGAATATGTGTTTTATTAGTATTACCTTCTTCAACACTTCTTTCTTCTTCCATTTCAGCTACTTGAGCCGCAGTACCTACACCATAATTAATTACAACAGAACCACGAGCAGTTGTAGTGTAATCAATAGTAGCATCTAACATAATATCGTCACAAGTAATTTCTACAGTTTGATTATAATCATTTACTGTAAAGTATATACCTACTACAGAACCAGTAGCACCTTGAGCAGTTGCAACACCTAAAGTAGTATTAGCATTAATTTTAGTAATTAAACCTTCTAATACGTCAGAAACTGTATCACCTACTTTAACACGATATTCGTATCTTTCGATTTTAGTGTTAGGAATAGTACCAATAGTAGTTTCAAATATACGCATATTAGCGTAAGTACCAGCAACTACTGTACCGCCCATACCATTATTACCCGAAGCATCAGCTCCTACACCAATGGTAACCTTTTGTTTAGCAGGTGCAGAATAATCTTTCTTTTGATAGTGTACACTATTTCTGTCAATATACTCAGAAACTTTACTTCCAATGTTAGTTAAAGAAGTTGTGAAAGTATTACCTTGTTGTCCAACGGCAATATAAAATTGTTGTCTATTCTCGAATATTGTAGCAGCATTTGCAGCAGTTACTAATTCATTTCTATCAGTAAATACAGCAATAGCTCCATTATCGAGTTGGTCTAATTCGTTAATTCCACTAATTGCGGCACTAACTCCTACTTTTTTTGCGTAAAGTAAACTTTTGCAAATTAATAATTCATTCATAATCTATTTATTTATTTTATTTTGTTATTCGTTTAACATTGCTTCCATCATTACTTGTTTTTGTGTTCCCATATTTAAGTAGTTAGCTATCATTCTACTTGCTAAATCTACTATTTTATCGTGTACATTAACATTTAATTCGCAATTTGTATTCAAAGATATATCAATAAGTCTAGGTTTTCTAATATATTGCATAAGAATGTCACCTATTATAAACTTTCGTTCATGATAGCTAATTAATAAGTTATTTTCTATCTCACTTAAAGGACTAGTTGGTATTGTAGTACCAAATCTAGTTTTTAATAAATCTTTAATAATATCAGAAGCAGTTAATCTATGAGGATTAGAATTACCAGCAGTTACAAAAGCTGTATTAGATACTTTCTTTTCTACTTTAGTATTAACTGTAGCTGTAGTTTCTGTTTCATTAATTGTATATTTAGGTAAAGTTATTAAATTATCACCTACAATTATAAAATTATTAGGTATATAAATACCATTCCAAGTTTCCCAAAATATATCATAAGTAGGATTATTAGTTCTAAAGTAATCTTTTACTACTTGTAAAACATAATTTATATATATAAATTTCTGTTCATTTTCAGATAGTGTAGTAATACTAGTATAATTAGCTTTATCAAAAATGGTTTTTTCAGTTCCATCAATAGTTAATTTAATCTTAAATGCTGTAAATAATGCAGAAGTATTAGTTAAAGGAATCGCACTATAAGTAAGAGTAGTATTAGTTAATGTAGTATTTTCTACATAATCTTTACCACATAAATCAATTACTAAACTTTCAATTCGAGTTACTCTAAAATAATCTGAAGGTAATATACTAAAAACAGCAGTATTTAAACTTCTGTTTTTAGTATATTCAAATGAAGGTAATACAATAGGCGTTAATAGTCTTTCTATTTCATCATATCTTCCTGTGTTAGCTTCAAATCCTTCTTTATGTTGATTTGAATTAGGATTAGTAACCATTCTTAAATAACGCATTTGTGCCTTATTTAAAATAATATCTTTTTCCTCAGGTAATAAACTTCTATATACGTTACTATTTAACTTCTGACATAAGATGTCTAATCCTATGTGCATTTCTAATACATTCATTATTTTTATCCTTTCTTATTTAAGATTTTTTATAAGAGCTTCGATTTGAGTTCTTAAACTCTTTTCATTTTCATCATTTAATTTAACTACTAAATCTTCTAATGAATTTGCAATTACATTTTCACCTAATACATAAGTTTGAGTATTAGGAATTTGTCTAATATGTCCTTTATTTAAAGCTTTTTGAATAAGTGCTTTAGTAAGTAAACTAGTATCACTAGCTACCTTTAAAAACTCTTGTGGATTAGCTTCAAATATTTCAGTAAATGCTAATGCTTTTTTCTCAGGAGTTAAGACTAAACCTACACCTACTTTTAATACACTTAAAATAGCATCAACCGCAATAGGGTCTGTATACAATTCCAAATATTTTTGCATAGCTTTACGTTTAGTTTCAACTGCGGTAGTTTTTATAGTCATTTCAATAGCTTCATCATAAATATAAAATTTAATCTTTGGGCTATTATTAATTTCTTCTATACTATTAGCAACTCTACTATATACTAAACAATATCTGTATAATACATAATTAGCATAACTAATAGGAATACCCTTTTTATTAGCTTTCGCATCTTCTTCAGTTTGATATTTAAAACCAATTTCTAAAGATAGTCCCGGATTTTCTGGAACTTCTACTGATATATTCTTCCAATATTCTTCTGTGGCTTTAGCCCAATCTTGTTTTGCGGGGTCACTGCCAATTATAATTGGTAAATACTCTGCTTCAGCTTTTGCATCAAAAGCTCTTAAAACAGAATTATTTCTCCAACTACTTCCAATTTTTACTTTAACTTCGCTACCATCGTCTCCAGGTAGTAATTTAAGTTCTTTTCTTCTAATCCATACAATAGAACTATCATAATAAGGATAGTCTAAGTCATTCTTTACTTTTTTAATTGTCATATTATTTGTTTATTTTATTGTTTAAAAATAAGGGTGAATTATTAGTTCACCCTTATCTACATTATAATTAATTTCTTTACTTAGATTATCATTAAGATAAATCGCAACTTAATCTAAAGCAGTGTGTATTTCTACGAATACAAACACCTTTTACTGCCATATAGTGAACAGAACTTTTATCTTGTTCTGTACTTACATAGTTATTATTAGGTGCAGCCATACCATTTAAAGTATATATTGCAGCCATACCTTTTTCAATACCTTCAATAAATGAACGACCTTTTTGACTAATCATCACTAAGTTCTTTTCACCATCATAAGTAGTTTGGTCTATAAATACCATTTCATAACTAGTTAAAGGTAAACCTGTAATAGGATGTTTTGGACTATTTTGTGCTCTACTACCATTGTCAAATACAGAACATAGTTTAACTGTAATTAAATGACCTTGTGGAGTAATGTACTTATTATAGTAACCACCTAATTCCAAGTTATTACCAACGCCTCTTGTAAATTTATCACCAATAATTTGTGTAAATCTAGTTGCTTCTTCAAGCATAGCGTTATGAAATTCCTCAGCACCACCTTTACCTGTGTAAAGTACTATATCCATCGGAGCATCAGGCGCACCATAAGTTACATCTAATACTGTATTTCTAATTTTCTTAGCAGTTAAGATACTATATGTATCGTTATTTGGAATTTGGTCCATAACACCTGCTCCAATAGGAATTGGTAAACCTGTTTGTTTATCTTTATCAGTGATAACTCCATTAGCAAGTCTATTATATTTAGACCACCAGTAGTGTTCTTCACAATCAAATCTCCAATTCATCTGATGTTGCCATCTTTCAAAATCTATCCAAAGACTAGTTTCAGCACCATTTACTCTGAATTTACATTCAACAGTTTTGTTAGCAACGTTACCTGCTAAGTGATAAGACTTTCTTAAAGTAGTAATTTGGTTACGCATTTTACCAGGTGTAACAATATTACTAGAATTACCCATAGAGTTACTAGTAGATACAGCTGCTCCACCTTCCATTACCCATATTGTTCCCGCAGCAAAGTTAGCAGGATTAATATACTCCCCCGGCTGTGCTGCAAGTAAAGTAAATCTGTACTCAAATCCAGCAGCTCCTAAATCAAGTGGTGCTTGTACTACACGACACATAGTTCCATCAGGTGCAACTACAGTATGTTGTTCAATTAGCCACTTTTCTTCAAACGTAGCAATTGCTTCACTTCCATTCAAACCTGGTTTATCACCTGTTACGTATGTAGAAGATTTAACTTTACTACCTTTTCTTAATCTCTTAAATGTACTCCATTCATATTGAATGTCATTAATCTCTTTAGTAGATTTCATTCCACCTACTTGACCTTCAGTCATAAAAGTTAGTGGAAATCTATTTTCTTCCCTACCTGCAAGGTAAGTAATTACAGCACTGATTTGGTCAGGCTTAGTTAATAGCGCATTACTTAGGCTATTGTCATCTGTAAAACCTTTACCATCGAATCTATCGTGGTAAAGTATTCTGTTAGCGGTTGTACTCATAATTGGTATTTATTTGTTATTATTTGTTTATCTATCTATATTTTCTAGAGATACAGATGTTACTACCTTACCAGTATTATCATTTACAGTTCCTCTTGTTGCGTTAGTACCTAAATTGGTTCCTTTATCTTTTTGTAATTTCTCTCTTAAAGTTTGTGCTTGAGCTTTTCTTACTTCACTTTTTGCTAGTGTACTTAAATCATATTTTTTATAACGCATATACGCCATTTGTAATTGATTTGCTACACCTTCTTTACTAGCATCTAAAGCATTTTGTGTTAAACCTTTATCATTAACAGGTTTACTTATATATGCTAAAAATCCTTCTTTATCAGCTACAGGAATACTTATATTATTAAGTACCCCTTCTTTTACTTTATTTGTTACTTCATTCCAATAATCTTTTTCTTCTTTAGCTTCTTTTTGACGAAGTTCTAAAACTCTTGCTTCTTCTTTAGTTTCAAACTCTTTTCTTCTATTTACTAAGTTACCTAAAGCATCAGTTACATAATCATCAACTTCATTGTTTTTCTTATGTGACTCTACAAGTTTAATTGCTCTTTCTTTAGACATTCCATTAGCAATATAATCTTCAAGTATTAAATTAGCTTTTTGTTCTGCATCTAAAGTTGCTATATCTACATTAGCATAATCTTTAGGAGCATAATTAAAAAAGCTTTCTCTATTACCACCTGCTGCTAAATGTCTAGCAAAAGCTTTAACTTCAGGGTTAGCTTCAAAAAACTGTTTCTGAGTATCTTCTGCTATTTTTTTAGCAACATCTAATGTATAATCAGCAATTCCTTTTGCAGAATCTTCATATATTTTTGGTTTACCTGTTTCATCTAAAACTTCATATCCAAGTGTTTGTGCTACTTCAGCAACTACACTTAAATCTGAACCAGCATTTGTAGTATCTTCTGTATTTACTACAACTTCTTTAGTGTTAGGGTTAATTACGTTACCTTTATCATCAAGATAACCTTCAGTTTCTAATTGTTCTAGTGTTTTAACTACTTCTCCTTTAGAATTTTTTAGACCTTCTTCTGTTACTGTAAAAGTATCAGCAGTAAAATCTATTACATTAGTAGAGTTATTATCGTCTTTATTATCGTCAGAGGCACCTGCGTCAGCAGGGGTTTTAGGATTACCTTGGTCAGCTAATCCACCAAGTATTGTATTATCATTAGAACCACCAGCATTATCATCTGCTTTATCATCAGTGTCTAACTCTAATCCAATATTACCTAAACCATCATTATCAACATTTAAATCTCTATTAATTCCTTTAGGAAACATAGGAACACTTTTTCGTTCTACTTTATTAGTAGCGTTATAGTTTATTAATTCCATACTTCAAATATACTTTATTTTTTAATTTATCAATTAGTTATTCGTACTTTTTTATAAAAATCGACCTTGTATATAGATTATTTTGTTACAGATTTTTTTCTAACAGCCATTCTCTTAATTGTTTGGTCTTCTTTTTTAAGTGCTACATTATCAGCGTGCATCTTTTCTTTTAAGTTTTGATTACGCTTTTCTATCATTAGTTTAGCACTGGCTATCATTTTATCAAAAGAATCATCTTCTGTACCAGCTTCAGTACCTTGTGCATCAGCTTCTATACCTGCTATTACCATTTCACGTGCCGTTACTTCTTTTTCTCTATCCATAATAGCATCATAGTTTTTATCGGCTACATACATTTGAGTTTCTTCTTTAATAATAGCGGCTTCTTTAACTCTATCAGCAGCATCTACAATAGCTTTATTTTTATCAGCTTCTTGTTGTGCTAAAAATTCTTGTTCTATTGCTTCACCTTTTTCTAGAATAGCTGTAATAGTTGCTATATTATTAGCATCAATTAATTTTGCAATATCAGAACCTTTAGTACCATTTTGATTAAGTGATAAAGCTACTTGTCGCATCGTTTCAAGTTTTTTATATTCTTGATTACTATTCTTAACAAATACATTATAATCTGTACCTAAATGTTCTTCAGGATTTATCTCTAGTAATCCTAATCCTCCATCACTACGTGGATAATTAGCTTTTTTACCATCTATCCAAGCAAATTTACTCCAATCTATTAAAGATTGATAATCTCTTTCTTGAAACTTATCAAATTTTCTATTTAATTCAGCAGTAATTAAAGCACTATGAAAAATAGCTTGTTCATTTACTGCTTTACCGTCACTAGCCTGTGTTTCTCCATATCTTTGTCTATTCATTCCTACAGCATCCCACCACTCTTGTTTAATAGCTTGTAAAAACTCAAACATTTTAGCAGCGTATTGACTAAGCCCCATATCCATTACTTTCATACCTTGAATAGCAGCATTAGCATTAGGTGCAGATTCATCATAAAAACCAAATGATAAAGCATCTGCATAATACATAAATTTTTCTTCGTCCCAACCTTGTTTTTTAGGCATTAATCCAATAGGTATCATAAGAATTTTATCCTTATTCTTATTCATTATCTTCTCAAACTGATAATGGAATGTATTATATAATAATTGATAAGGTGTTCCAGTCTTTACTATACTCTTTATTCTACCATCTATATCAACTTCAAATCTACCATTATAGCTTAACTTAGCACGTTGGTTTGTACTTAGTTCGTTTCGTTGTACTAATAATGGTTTAATTCCATAGTATCTTGATTGGTTATCGTATAGTCCGTCTATTCTATATCCTTCCCATACTTCTGTAATGTATTCCCACTCTATATTAATATCTCCTGCAGCTTTATTTAGCTTATATGTTTCATCTACTTCTACTTCTACTACTTGCCCCTCGACGCCAATAGTTTGAAGAAGTCCTACTTTCCTAAATGATTTCCACTCTACGTGCCATAGTATAATATTATCTGTATTAAAACCTCTAACTTCACCTAATACTTGTGTTTGTCCATTATCAATACTACTAACACGTTGGTCACCAAATACAGTAGTTGCTACACCACTATTATTAGCATGATTAAATTGTTCCTCTAACCACTCTAAATCTTCTTTATCTAAAACAGAATGTAATCTATCTAGTATTTGAAATTTATTAGTATATCTATATTTACGAACTCCCCAAGGTCCATCAGCAATATCATCATTATTACCATGAATAGGAAAGAAAAAATCTAATGGATTAACTATTTCGTGTCTTAATTCACCTTTTACTACGTTAGTATAACTAATAACTCTACCCCAAGTAAGCCAATGTTCAAAAGCTTTTTGATATTTCTCATCTAACTCTTGTTCATATACTATATAGTCTAATATATTTTGACCTTCTATAGCTTTATTTTTATCGTACTCCTTAGTATATCGTGCAATAAAAGTTTGTACATCTTCTACTTCTTTAGAAGGTACACTTGTATCAATACCTAAAGCATTTAGCTCGTTAATAAATTTTTGTTGTAGTAATTGTTTTACTTGTGCATTAAGTCTTTGTTTAAATATATTATCAGCGTCTTTATTACCTAATACAACCATTGGATTAATAGGTTTTTCAGTACGTTCACCTATAAATTCATTTATAACTGGTTGGATAATATTATAACTTCTTAATGTAGCAGGGTATCTTTTATATTTATCATTATCTGTATTAAAAGGATTAGTAATATAATCATAATCACTATGAGTAATAGTACCATCTTTAAGTCTAGAAAGCATATACATTTCAGTTCTATTAATCTCTTGAGATATAGCTAATGTAATATGAAAATCTAAAGTATTTTGACCCCATGTTTTATCTTCAACTGCGGTATTTCCTGTACTATTTTTTAAAGTATCAGGTTGCTTAGCTAGTTTCTCAGCTCTAGAAACTAGTTGACTAGGCAGTATTGTAATATTTGTATTTATCATTTATTTTCTAAATAAAGGTCTATCGAAAAAACTATTTGTATTTTTTGTTTCTTCTTCTATTTCCGTATGGAATTGTTCTTGTTTGTCAAACATACCGACAATAAGTGCCGAAACTCTATCGAAATTACCATCTAAACTCCACTTTTGCAACTCTTGTAATAATGGTAACTCGTATATATAATGTAAATTGTATTTAGTAACACCATTTTCATCAGTTCCGCGACTAGTATAAAGCCAATCTCTTAAAAGAATTGCTCCCGTACCTTTACGTTCACGATTATTAATAGATGTTCCTTTATTTCTACCAGTCTTTCCTGCAATTTCTTTTTTCCAATTAAATTCAGGTTCATCAGCTAATAGATGATAATAACCTCTACGTTTAAAATGCCCTTTAACATCACCCCTATCGTTCTCAAACATACATTCAGCATTATATTTAAGAGTACATAAAAGTAGTTGTTCATTATAATATTCACTAGAAGGGGGTCTACCTATCCAATAACCTACAAGCATATCTCCTTGAGTACTTGTTATATTATTTGGACGTTCATAAACATAAGTAACACCTAAACTATCTTTCTGTTTAATTTCGTCTTTATCTTTATCATGTGCATAAGGGTCATTCCATACTCTATATAATCCACTAGGTACGTGACCATTCATTACATAAGGTGGAACTATCTCTACAAAACAACCATGAACATCTTCTGTAACTTTATGCGGAAATTCAGTAATAGGGTCATGTCTATCTCTAGGGTCTACTATTTGATTTGGTATAAATTTAACAGAGTTTCTTTCTCCTTGTTTTAATACCCCAAATCTCATCATATCTTTTATTTCAGCGTTATTAGTAATATAAGCTACATGGTCATCAAGTACTTTACTACTAAATATATTATCAGAAGTTATACTAAAAGCTTCAGCAGGACAAGTTGCTCTTTGTCCTACATACATATTATAATCTTGTGCTTTCTCAGTTATTAACTTAAATTTTTCTCTACGATAAACAGTAGATTCTAAAGCACTTAATCTATCACTATTTCCATCAATATCAATATGACCTTTTAAATTAAGTGTATGACTATGAAAGAAACCACAACTCTTACCATATTTCCCCTCGTCCCAAACATTGTTAAACGCTAGTGCGTTGTATAGTTCGGGATTAAAGAAAGCCTTTTCTAATGGCGCCCAGTTAGCGTCTTTTGTTCCACCTGTTCCAAAACCAATCATATTACCAACTATATAATCACCATCTTCTAGTGTTGGTTGAGTAACATTATACATATCTTGAAATGTAGGAAATCTACCCATTTCTTCAATAATAATTTTAGCAGCATCTTTACCAATTGCAGCGTCAGGATTATCTTTAAATGAAACACTAATTACAGAACTCTTAAATCCTCTATCTATTACTTCACCTTGTAATCTATAACCTAATCTCATATTCTCTAGTGCAGGACTTAAATATCCTCTACTAAAATCAGTATTAGCTTCAAGAAAGTCTAAATAATTTTTTGTCATACGTGTAATACCATCTCCTTGAGTTAGATATTTTAAATCGTATGCACCTAGTATTACAGTAGAACTTGGATTCATATTAGCTTCTACTGCTGCTAACCATCCATTCTTATATGAATAACCTTTTCTTCTAGCTTTTACTACAAATAAATTCTTACCTAATGTTTCTATTAAGTAAACGGTTTGAAAATAATGATAATCTCCATCCCAAAAATCAGGAAAAGAAACTACTTTACGAGCAACTTGTGTATGAGATATATCTTTAACTACTCGTTCATCATTAATTAAATGACTTTCATTAAGATTAGAAAGTTTTATTTGACCATAATTTAAATAACCATAATGCTTACCTGTAATATATACATCTTGCATATAGTGTTCACCTCGGTCATTAACCATTAGTTTACCAGGTAAATGAATACCATTTAATATCCTATCTTCTTCTCTATCCCAAAAATCTTTAAATTCACGTGTTCCGTCAGGTGCATGAGTATATACTCCATGCTTTTTATAATAACGTGCAGCTTCAGTAGCTTGATTAACATTACAAAAAGCTACATCTTCAAATTCATAAAGAAATTTTCCACTAGATACTTCCTTGAGTATTGGCATCTTTTGTTATATATTTAAATACTATTCTACGAATATTAAATGCAGCGGATTTATTAGCAAATATATCTTCAGCTTTATTAATACGTAAATGTGTCATTACTTCGTTAATTAGTGTTTCGGTATTATCTAATCTTTCTGTTCTTAGTTTCCCTACATTAATTTCAGTTAATGTTTGTAATAGAAAAGTATTATCATTAAGAATAGTATGTCCGTCTTTTTCAAAAATACGTCCTGCTATTTTAATTACACTTTTATAATATTCATTACTAAAACTATGTCCTAATAATTTCTTTTTAACAAACATTATAGTACCTTTAGGATTTTCATAAAGACTAGTTATTAAATCAGGTAATAATTCTACTAAATTACCTAATGGGGTAATATAAAATATATTAACATCATTTCTACTTGAACTATTATTTAATTTTAACTGACACGTACTATCTAAAAAAGGATATACAAAATCTTTCATTTGATTATTTATATCTCCTTTTATTCCTATATTTATATTACTTAATTTTTTCATTTCTATCTGTTAAATAAATTGTAATATCTTCTTTCATTTCTATATCAACTCGTGGACCTTTATGTTCAAACTTTATCCTATGCAGTAATATATCTAACATTCTCTTATTAGCTGCTCTTTCTGTTCCATTACGATATGGGTCTTTGATTATTACTTTACCATTGGTAAATAATTCTTGTACTGCTAAATCTATTGCTCTAGTAGTACTACCATTTCTTCTTGTATTATCCATATTATTTTTTATTTCTTTTTTTAGGTTTAGTATAATTGCTACCTCTTAAATGTTTTGGCTTAAGTGGTTGTATCGTTATATTTCTACTAGCCATTTCTTCTCTTATAGCTTCATCAAATAGTCTATTACCTTCTTCACTCATTGCAGGTCTTTTATATTCATAAGGTTTATAAGGTCTAGATTGAACTTCTTCAATCATTTGTTTTATTTTCTTAAAAGTAAGTGTAGTATCTAGTTCATGTACTTCTTTTGAGGTAGTAAAATTTTTACTTTCTTCTAACATTACTCTATCAAATTCTTCTTTACCTACATTACCAGTCCATAAATCCCCTATTCGCCACATAGATTTACCTTCTGAAACAAAATGTTCTATAAAAGGTTTTTCTTCCATTTTTCCCATAGCTTTTCTAATATCGTCTTTACTTATTATTCTCATTGTATTCCGAATTTATGTTTTTTAATCTGTGGGTCTATCTTTTGTTTATAGTGAAAGTCTAATACTCTTGCTATATCATTCTTAATATATTCAATCTTATGTGCTTTCAGTCTATCGTATTCATTATTTATTATATGAAATAATTGTAATCCCATACACTTCATTCCATGTAGTTCTACTAGATAAGCATATAAACTTAATTGTAATGTATAATCATTACCTTTACATTGCATTACATTATTTAAAGGATAATCATAATAATCATTAGTTCTAATCCATTGATTAGTCTTTACTTTCATTCTTCTTCCTTCTACTATTCCCCACTCTTTCTTATAGTAACCACTCTCAAACTTCAAATCTTCTTTATTAGTTTTCCAATCTACTATAATAAACTCTTTATCTCTTACTGCAAGTAAATCTATTGTACCAGCTATCCTATGCTTTTGACTATATGTTCTAACCTCAGCATATAAAACATATCCTGCCTTAATTAAATTAAGTAGTTTATAAAATACATCAGGCAATTTATCGCGTAAAGGGCTAGAATAAAGTTCTTTTTCATTAGTAATCTTATATTTATAAGTAGGAGTTTGAGTTCTTTTAATTAACTCATTAAAATCATTATCTACTTTATCGTATAAGTTGTTTATACTATCTTCTAAAAACTCATGAGTAGTTGTACCTCTTGCACAAGCATTTTCTCTTATTGTTTTCCATTCAAATAAAACCTCTGCTTTAGTAATACCTCTTTCAGCTGCTTTAACACCTGCCCAATAATCTTCATCAAACTTTGGTTTGTATTCTCCAATAAATTGTGTTACACTAGTATATGCAATACCAAAATTGTCTACATATTTATGTAGTGTAGGGTCAAAACTAATAATTATATCTGCCATATCTTATTGTTTAGTAAAATCTATCATTTCTTCTTCATCATCATCGACTACAGGCTTAACAGTATCTCTAATTGGTACTTCTGCATGTTTAATAGGTACTCTATTTATAGTTCTATTAACTGGGTCCGCTCTATTTCCTATTTTACGTTCACCTGCTGCTTTTTTATCTTCAAAATCATCTTTAATTGCTTGTTGAAGTAAATCATAATTAACTTTAATATTATTCTTAATATTAGGTTGAACTTTTAGAAGATAATCTAAATCTTGTTTAATCATATTAAAGTTAGTAGTGTACTTTTGAAGTTCTTCTACATCTGTAATAGTTTCAATATCAACATTAGATAATCTTTTTAGTGCTACACGAAGTCTATTACTAGTTGCATCTATTACTTCAACTGTTAAATCTAGTGCTTTTTGAAAAGATTTTAAAGTTTTAATTTGTGAAGTTTCTCTCAACTCAATATACTTATCTATTGCAGCATTTACAATATTATTCGGAACCCAACCATTAGGTAATTGTGCTTCATATACTGCTTTAATATGACGTTCATTATCGTCTTTATTATTATATGGACTAGTATAATCACAATAAAAATAAATATATGTAAAAATCATTTCGGGGGTAATGGTCGAGAAGAGATTTTCGCCCTTGACGAAAGAGATTACATTGCTAAATTCTTTAATTAGTAAAAGCTCATCTCTTACTAACTCTAATACACCATTTTTACTTCTAAATAATCTCATAGATTAACTTTTTAGTTTTTCATCTACTACATCAGCTACTAATTTTTGTGCTTTAATTAGTAAATCACTAGCTTCTGTTAATCTAACATCAGCTTCCATTTTTTCGACTTCGTGTAAAGCATCATAAATTGCTTTTTCAGCAGGAGTAAATAAATCTACTCTATTTCTTCTTGGTATTTCGTTACTCATATTATTTTATTTTATATTTTATATCCAGTTACTTTACATATGTTAGCAATAAGTTTATCTGCTACTATATTAGCAGCAACATTATCAAACTCACCTGTAGGTTGTTCACTCCAACACATACTAGCTTCTCCGATTGCTTCAAATACTACTGTATCTAAAGAAGTTACTTTATTGATTTTAGGTATAGCAGGTAACATACCTTTAACTTGTAAAGCCATAGGACTAAATAAAAGTATTTGTTCTTTTATCCTATTAGCTTGTCCTTGTGTTTGACATTTAAGTGCTAAGTTATAATTTTCTTTAAATTGTGGAAACATTGTAACTTTAGTATTTTCTGTTACTCCTACATATGCTCCTGTATAGTATAATTCTTTACCACTTAATTCAGTAGCAATTACCCATTCTAAATCGTCTTTATCTTCACTCATAATTGTTTTTCTTTTCTTACTATTTTAATTTCTCCTAAAAATATCTCCGCTCTAGCTTGTAATATTTCTTTATATCTTTGTCCTTTAATACCTTTTTCTCTAAGTTCTTGTCTACTTTCTTTAGCATTTAATGCTCCAGCTTTAACTTTAAAAGTTCCTAAATAATTTAACTTAATAGGTCTACCTTCTTTCATAGCAACTAAAGTCATATCAAATTGAGTATCTACTAAATCTAAAACTTCATTAACTGTTAAGTCTACTCCAAAAGTTTTCTTTACTGACTCTCTAATCTTAATTAGATGCCCTTCTATCACATTATCAATTTCCATCTGCTTGTTTAGGTATTATGTTATCTTTTCCTTCTGCTTCTATATAATCTTTATCGTTATCTACAGAGTGAGTTCCAGGAATAGGAACTTTAGCTTTTTTCTTCTTTTTCTTACTCATAGTGTTATACCTTATTATATGTATCTATTAATATTACAAAATACGAAATATTTATCAAATATACAACTATTATTATATATAATCAATTAAAATTTATTTTGTATATACCTTTTTTATTTGTATCTTTGAACTCCAATAGTTTTAATATTAGTTATATAAAAGAACTATTGATACAACTAATGAATAATAAGATTATAGCCAAATGGATAATGTTTACTTTTATGATAGCACAATTATTAGCTATGATAAGTTTTGTAGGTAAATATATAACTACAGAATTAATGATTGCTATTACAGGTGTAGTAATAGTAGCTTTAAGTTATTTAATATTATATTTAAGATACGGGAAAGATTAATATATGAAAACTATGCTAGACGTTATGTCACCACTTATTCAAAAATATAATTTAACTATGAATAGTTTAATAGTTTACTCATGGAGAACTAAATATAATTATAGAGATATAATAAATAGAAATAAAAGAAGAAGATTAAAACAACATTATGGAAAGAAGTTTTAAATTAGCAACAACTAAACCACCTTATGATAGTAAATTACTTATAGTTACTAAAGATAATTATGCTTATGTAGGTGTGTTTAGAAATGACCACGAATATGGTGATATAGTAGTTAAAGAAGATGGTTATAAAAGTTTTGAAGATACTGATAAATGGATGATAGTTGAAAGGTATAATAATATAATAATATATGGATAATTCTAAATATAATATTAAACTAACAGAAGGAACTAATGTATGGTTTGATTTTAATATGTTTATAAGAAGTGATATTTTTAATAAAATAAATACTACTTTATTATTAAGTGGAAATACTATGACATTAGATAGAGATATATTTAATAAAATAGTACAAATTGTACTTAATAATAAAAGTTATATATATCATGCTTTAATTAATTTAACTAATAGTACTGCAAGAGTAGAATTTAAAGATAATGATAGTAGTATGTTTTTAGAGTATTTTATAAGTAATGTAAGTGACCAGTTTAGTGTTACGATAAGACCTGATAGTATAAAAGATTAAAAATATGAGTTTATATAGTGAAATAGAAGATTTAAAAAATAAACCTAAAGGTAAAGGAATTCCTGAAATTGAACATAATAAGGAAATAGTTAAAATATATGTCGGAGAAAAAGGTTGGAAATTTTGGCAAGAAGTACTTACAGGAGTGGTTAAGAAAGTATGTAAATAAATGAAAGTTAAATTATTAAAAAGATTACATCGAGAGAGTAGTAATGAAATTACTATTTATAGTGTTACAACTACTAATGGAATAGTAACGGGAATGAAGATTGGGTATAATGATGATAGATATAAAGGATTATTTAAATTTGGTAATGATAAACAAGATGTTATGAGAAAGGTTTTTAGACTTTATGTTGAGAGTAGGTTGGAGTGGTTAAGAAAGAAGTACCATAAAAAGAGTAGTAATATATGAAACAGACGTGGGTATGACCCACCCTATAGCAAACCCCCCACTCTATTTTGGAAATCGAACTACCCCTAGTCATTTTCCTTAATTTAAACCTAATCATTCAACAACTTAAATCCTCTTAAATTTATGACCAATTCATTTACTCAACAATCGTATTTTACAGCACTAACTAAAGCTCTTAATATAGTACACTATTGTCCTATTAGTGGTTGGTTGCATGAACCTATTAGAGCAATCGAAATTAGTGATATCGAACTACTATTAATTCGTACATTAGAATTTAAATACGAGTTTATTAATATTACACGTATAGTTAATGGTGACGTAGCAGCAGTATATCCAATAAAACATTTTGAAGATATGGCTAATACACCTAAACGTGCTGAACCATGTGGTATCGTACCTGAACCATCATATAATTAATCACTATGAAATTCTATAACGAATGGCAAGACTTAGACACTAGAACTGAACGTATCACAGGAGTATTAGCAATAGTACTCCTTTTATCGTTTCTATTAGTAATAGTTTTATAACCTTCAACTATATTTTGAATATAATATAAATAATACAATTATGAAAGATAAAACAATTATTTACCTTAATGGTAAAATTCTAAGCTTTGTAGAAGGAACTATCTATGGATTATCAAACATTAAAGAAAAAGACCAAAAAATTATAGAAAATAATCATAGTTTAGTTAAACCTATAATTATGGAATATTTTCATTATTATGCTAATATGTCTTGTTATAATGTTAATAAAGATGTTGTAGATATTAATTACATAATTATAAACGAGTATTCTGCTAAAATAATAGTAATCAAAAGAGAAGGTAAATCTACTGAATTTATTTGTAAATTTGATACTTGTAATTATGCTTCTAAAGCTAAAGGGGAAATTATAGAATCAGTTCGATAATACCTTATTATAATAGTAGTATTTATACTGCTATTATTAAAACAAAACTATAAACAACCCTCAACTATATTTTGGAGTGTACAAAAATCCGAGTAAACGAATATTAAATACAAATCATGAAATTAACATCATTAACCATTACCGAAGCGCAGGCGCTCGGCGGTTCAGACAACGTAAGATTACACTTTGCAGAAAAACATGCATTAGGCTTAATCGCAATTAAACCAATCTCTGTTCTAACAGCTAGATTTGACCCTGTAACAAGAGATATTCTTACATTATCACCATCATTGTTAGCAGGTGCAGTTCTTACTGTAGAGGATAGCGATTACAATGGAGTTAAAGTACAAGGTATTATGGAAGCTTTTAAAAAAGGTGACATTTATACTTTGACTGAAATTAATTCTAAAGTAGTAAAAGGAGAAATTAATCCTCTAACTAACGAACCTTACAAAGTGGGTGAGAAAGCTGTTACTGATACAGACGGTTTAACTATTCGTGGAAACATGAATATTAAACTTCATCCTTCAGTAGTGAAATCAATCCAAGACGAAATCAAAGTTCAACGTATTCAAATGAGTATCAAAGAACAAATGGAAAAAAGATTGATAGGTAAACCTGTAGTAGCAGTAGCAACTAACTCAGTTGAAATTCCAATTGTAGAAGATGAACACATTAATCTTATTGATGACGAAATCAATAGTAATGTTGAAGGTAACAAAGAGGAAGAACAAACTGAAAAACCAAAAGGTAAAGCTAAATAATTAGCTAAACCTAACATGAATTAAACACCTAGTGAGTCTGTACACTCCACACTAGGTGTTTTTTCTAATTAACAAATCATTATGAGCGATAATATTACAACAAAAGTAGTAGGTATTATAGGTAATACCTTATATTTACATCCAATTTATGGAGGAGACCACATTCATAGAGCAACTATTGATAAATATACTAAAGACGATTTACTTGAAAGAGGAATAAAAGAATTTAGTACTTTTAAAGAGGTTGAAATTGCAGTGTGGGGGCTAGATTGTGTAAAACCTAAAGATTATACACATGAATAATATATTTTCAGCACAAGAAATAGCTGAACTAAAGAAATTAAAGCCAAGAAAAGCAATATACTATATAATTCGCTTGGTAAACAGTAAGAAATAACACTTACTGTACTAATTGAACTATATCATAACCCTCTACTGTATTTTGGTAGGCTATTGTTGTCATTTATAGCCATATTACCAACGTATATCCACAATAGAGGACGATACTGATAAGTTAAATGACAATACACATTAATACAATAGTATTTCTAGAACTCAAAATAGAGGTTGAGAGTAACTATACTATATATTAATGCTTTCAGCTATTACTAAGCCATTATTATACTGATTTTCAGTCGTAATTTTGCAGATAGTAATGCAAGTAATAGAACTTATACTTGTTAGGTTAGTAGTAATAATACTATTAGCCTAACTTGATAAGTTAAATAAACAAATAACAAAAGACCTTGAATTAGCGCACTTAATTCAACATCGAAAATTAATAAATAACGTGTTAATAATCATAAAAATGTAGCAAGTAGTTCTACTAGAGTGCAAATATAGTAATATAGCCTAGTAGGATTATTTGTTTTTATAACTAACGATTTAAATAGACACCTTGTCACAGCTAAAGCTGTAAGAATGTAGAGTATAAAATTAAATTAATATAATATGAATGAGAAATTAGAAAATAGATTGTTTAGAGTAGCAGTGATTGGGTTTTTAGTAGTAATAATACTGATAATAATTGCTATGAGTTTGGTTAGTTGAGAGAGGATGACAGACGAGTGGGCGAGCCTAGTAACTCCGTTACTTCCTTTCCCACTAACTCTCCAACATGCATTTCACATCATCATATGAATATAATCCTTTCTAT